TGCTCCATTTGGAGTAACAGTGCGTACTACAGATTCCATGTTATATTCCTCGTTTGTTTGTATCAGTGCCATACTTAATTTCTTAGTATGTATATATAATAACACAGGTTTTGAGGAAAGTCAACCTATTTTGGTTAGGTCTTTTGTCTATTTAATGCTTTAGTAAGTCCGTATTTCTTAACATCTCCACTAAAAAGGTGTAGTTCGAGTGCTTTCTTTTCGTCCGTTACTTCAATAGAATATTTACACAACCAATAAGGACAATCAATAAATTGGTCTAACCAAATTATAGTATTAGTTGTAAGTTCAAAATCTTTTGGAAAAGGTATTTCGTAGGTTGCAAGTTCTAGTTTATTCTTAAGGAATTCTATTCCTGTGTCAGTGAGACGTAACCCTCCCTGATCCTTTACTCTAGTGTTTTGCCATAATGTAGACATATACTCTTTCATAGTAACATCTGATATGGCGATATCGGCTTGTTTTAGAAAGATCTTAGTATATGTTTCTTTGTTCATTCTTCGTCAACTACTTCACCTGTACTAAGTTTATATACAGAGAAGTCTTTACAATTGAACATTTCATTTAATTTGCTTGCTAGATTGTGTGCATGACCTGGATTAGAAAAACTTGTTTTCTTATATTTAGGTCCGGGGTAGTTGGTTAACATATTTGAACTTTTTAAATTGAAAGGTTTATCTTTATGAAAGACAGCCCAGATGGCTTCGGCTTCTAATACTTGTTCACTGCGATATGTTTTTTTGTTTACGTATTCTAGTAATACCGTAGGTTTTGGTCTACTCATGCGTACTTCCTTTTAATTATATACGCATATATTTATCTCTTTTTAAAGAGTTAAAGTAGTAGTTTACCTAAGTTGTAGTCCTAATTTTTTGACTGTTTGCTGTACACACAATGCTTGTACTTTACAATCTTCTAATGCATTGTGAGCCGCAAATTTTATTTCTTTACGAGGGTCTGATGGCATGATACCAAATAGTGTCCTGCTATCTTTAATTTTCCAAAACGGCCACGGAACATGATGATCGTATTGCCTAAACATATCTTCTAAGATAACAATATCAAATGCAGGACCTTGACACCAAATAGTATCAACACCTACGCACCATTTGTTTAATGCTTTAAGTATTTCGATTACCGGTGTACGATTTTCGTCACCGAGTGCTTCATTGCGTACATCTTCTGCTTGTGTAGCCCACCAATCTAATGTGCTTTGAGAAGTAGTACGTCCTTTATTAAGTTGTTCGTCTACATTAAATCTGTAGTAAAACGGTTGTAAAGTTTCTTTAACAGAATTAGGATCGAACTTAACTCCGCCAATTGTTAATACTGTTGCAGTTGGTAAAACATCTAATGTTTCTAAATCGATCATTGCATGAGTTGTCATTTATTCCAGTCCCCATAAATTTTATGATTCCAATCCTTTGTGTCTTGTAAATGGTTCAAAGTCTGTGATAACAGTTTATTACACCTTGCTCGATCTTTCAATAATTTTTTACAAGAAGTATCACCTCTAACTCCATCAAAATAAACTACTCGTTGAGGATATGTAGTATTGCCAGTTGATCGTCTATATCTGTTAAGAAAACTATTGTAAATACCATATCTTAAACTTACTATTTTACCTTTCAAATGGTTTGCTCTACCTTTGTAATCTACTTTGATTTCACCGTCAATCCAAATTTTAAAATATCCTTTTTTATAATCAGGATGCCAATTTGTATTAAATAAGATTTCAGTCCACTGACCTCTTAGGTCTTCATCACTTTTTAATCTGTACCACGGATCACCCATAAAAGTCATTCCGTTCATATTAAAAAATAAGCCACCTTTATGATACTGAAACATTACTACTGTTTGAAACGGGTTAGGTGTTGAAAATTGTATAAAAGACGTTTTTGCAGGAACTACACTATTAAAGTCTTTTGGAACAAAAATATAAAATCTATACCATCTTTCTTTTTTAAAGGTGTCGTCAACATAGTAAAGTTCTGTTCTTTCTCTTTCATTATCACAATCACTCCAATTTGGTTCATATCCACAATCACCATTGTTAAGTTCGAATCTAAATGATTTATCTCCAACAATAGACTTATCACTTAATGTAACAGAATCACTATGTTTAGTTAGATCATGTAAGTGTTTTAACTCAAGCAAACCATCGCCATCGGCTCTTGCTTCTGCTTGTAAACTTTTTAGACCACTACTGTTTGCAGTAACATTACCAGCAGTAACTAACATACCTAATACAATAATTAAAAATCTACCAAGCATTTCCGCCATCCATTTGTACTTCTACAACTTCTTCTTTGTTTGCATTTTCCTTAACAAACTTTTCCATATCACCTTGTAGTCTAGACATTACAATTCCTAATGTAAATGCTAATCCTTTTGCTTGTTGCAAAGTAAGTTTTACTTCTTTCGCTTGTCCAGAATCAGCCTGTTTGACCTGTTGAATGAACTGCTGAATAGGTGCAGTATTAAGAGGTTCTTGCGTTGACACGTGATAACTCCGTTCTCATTTCTATATCAGTCTTAAACGGACCGCTATAATTATATCGTTCAATAGTAATTTGTTTAGGACAAAAACTTTTCACCCAACCCTTTTCAAATTGGATACAGTAATATCCTGCACAGTATAGGCTTTTACTTTTATAGCTTTTGCTAAACAACGGTAATTTATTTTTAACATCATACATTGGGTTGAAAGGCTCACAACTAGTTGGATAACCATGTACTTCAAACTCTGATACCGATGTTTGTTTATCAGCAGTACTCCAACTAATTTTACCTAAGTGTTTTTTAAGTTGATTAAAGTCCCCAAACACTTGTGTTCCTTGTCCGCAAGAGTATGTATAGCACTCTTCGGCGGCGCTTAAAGTTCCTACTTTAGAGCCATTTTCTTCTACAATCCAAAACTTATCTTTAAGGACTTCTTTTGCTTTTATTGTCATTGTGGATACCTCGCTTGTAATGGTTCTGCGTAATATTGTGCTTGATCGGCAATGCGTTGCATATCCCATTTAGCACAGAATTTCATAAGACGCATGCCTACTTGACTAATTTCTTTCGGAGTCATATGATCTTCGATTACATCGTTAATAATACTTCTAATGTTACCAGGTTGTGCAGTTAAGTCGCACAAAATAACATTACGTTGATAGTCATCTAATACACGGTGTTCGTCACCATTATGATCTACCCAACGTTGTAACATCATGTTATTCCAATTAAACCCTTTTGTTTCTTTATCTTCAAATGCTTCAATTAGACCAACTTTGTTTTTAGTGCCTTTTGTTCTAACACCAGGAAATGCTGAAAACACATTATCACTTGTGTCGCCTCGCATACATTTTTCAAACAACATAAATTCAGGCTTAGGTGCAGGCTTAGGTTCTTTTGTTTTCTTGTCAATCACAGGCTTGCCTTTGTCATCAAAGTAACCTTCGTGTGTAATTGTAACGTTTTGTATACCGTTATACTGCTTTACATTAGGTGCAATAAGTTGTGCAAAGTCACCGTCAGTTGAAATAATAACATGATTGTCATTAGGGTGTGACTGCACCCAACCTGCAATAAGATCATCTGCTTCTAGTTGCGGATGTTGCATAACAGTACAGTTAGTCTTAGTATCTACAAAGTCTTTAAACTCATCAAACACTTCCCAAAACACTTTATCTTCTTCTGCTTGTGCAGGAGTAAGTGCATCACGACTTTCTTGTCTGTTACGTTTGTAAGGTTCATAAAAGTCCTTACGCCAACTGCGTCCTTCTAAGCAGAACACAACATGATCTGCATTAAAGTCTCGCCATGCTTTCTTAACACCTGATAATGTAATATGAAATGCCATACCGACTTTATCATCTATGCTACCACGTACTACGTGTCTTGCACGAAAAAATGTATTAGCAGTATCTACTAGAATATAAGTTGCCATTAGTTTGCCTCTGTGTAATTTATAGTACTATTATAGCACCAGATCTGGCTGTTGTCAACCATTAAGATATTTCACTCTTGCCCTTGTCAATTGGAACTACATTAATATACCCTGCTCCAGTTTTAGGATCTTGACCTTCTTCTTCGAGCATTTGTGCTACAATAGTCTTAAACCATGCATCTACAATCTGTTCGTTTGTTTCGCCCGAGTAACCTGCATCAAGTAGTTCTTCGATGAATTGATTATTCCAGTCGAGTTCAAAGAACCCGTTTCGAATGTTATCTTTGTTTACTTGTGTATCAAGTACTGCAACCCATGCTTTGCCTGCTTTAGTAGCCGCTTTTTTTTCAGCCTCAAGAGCATCACGTCGAATATCTTCTGTAGTTTTTTCTACTGCAACCTCTTGCTCTTTTTTGCCTTGTAATTTATTTACATTTCTTACTAGTTTATTCCACCACCCCATTTTAGTACTCCACTTTTTGTTGTAGATACTGTATTTCAATATTCTTTGCACCAGTATCTTCATCATAAGTATCGTGCAATCTATACGATACTCCTTGTTTATATAACTTAACATTTAGTTTGTTCATACTATCTACATACAAACGTAACTCTTTAATCATATCTGCTACTTTTGGATCTTTCATCACCAACCAGCCTTTCTAATTGCGTCTTGATCAATAGGCGCTTTCATTACTTTGTTTAATTGTTCTTTTTGTTTATCAGATATTGTATCTTTACTTTTATACATATCAAGTTCCCCAGGCATTTCCGAATAGGCTGATATGGAGTCTGGGGGTAAATCGCCATCCTTCTGCCATACATGCTTCGGCCACATCTTTAACGTTGAGAACGTATTCTTCACTGCGTCCACCCAACGGCATAAGATATACCGGACATTCCACCCCGGCACTTCTGTAAGTGTCCACAGCCTTTTTAACTTCATCAAAGTCACTTTGAGTAGCGACAACAAACTTAAAATACATGTCGCTATCAGTAACAAGGTTATACTCATAAGCCACATCAGGCTTAATAGCAGTATCCCAAGGTTCTCCGCTAACGCTAAGTTT